TAGAGCTGTTACTAAGTTAATTAACTTCATGATAAGTGGGGTTGAGTATTTAATTAATACTTTAATAATTGGTGCAGTAAACAAGTTAATAGATGCTATTAATTCAATAGGTAAATATGTAGATTTCACTATTCCAAATGTAAAGAATTTATCCATACCTAGATTTGTTCCTAAATATGATGTTGGTACAAACTATGTTCCAAATGATCAATTAGCAATGGTTCATAAGGGCGAAGCAATTATACCTAAAAAGTTTAATAATCAAGAATTCTTTGGAGTAGGAAATGAAGAAATTATTGCAAAATTAGATTTAGTAATAGATGCAATAAATGATAAGGACTTAAATACTTACTTAGATAGTAAAGTAATAGGTAAAACAGCACAAAATTACATAAATACTCAATCTAGAATAATGGGAAGGAGTGTGATTTAATATGTTATTATGGTACACAAAACCTAGTTCATCAGGTACATATACTCAACAAAAAACACCTTCTTCCTATAAAATAGATTGGGAAGATTTAGATGCTAATTCATACAGAAGTATAACAACAGGTAATTTGATAGACACAGTTATATCTAAAAAGTGGAGTAAACTACAATTTAGTTATAATTGCTTATCCAAAGATGAAGTTAATACATTAATGACAGAGATTAATAAAAATCCAATGTATGTAAAAGCAATGAATCCACTATTTAGTGGTGGTTATATAGAAGCACAATTTAGATGTTCAAAAGCAAATGCTGAAATGTTAGAAAATGGAGAGTACAGACTCTCTTTTAATTTGGTTCAGAAAAAGAAGGTTAGTGGTCAATAATGGAAATATATTTTGATGGAACACTAATAGATAGTGATAATTATATAAGTTTTACAAATGAATTCAAACAATTTGATAAAAGTTTTATGCTAGGAACTGCTGCAAGTAACACGATTACAATTGAAGTTCCTGGCAATATTGCTATACCAACAAATGTGTTGATAAAGATAAATGATAGCAACTATTCAACAATGATTGTTGATTCATACGAATATGAAGATAACAATATCTTAAAACTTAATTTAGTAGATAAAATGGTGCTACTTGATTTTAACTACAATGCACAGCCAATAGTTCCATGTACTGTTAAACAAATATTACAAGATATATGTACTAAAGCAGGAATAACTTTAGCAACTACTACATTTACTAATCAAAATCTATCAGTAGACTATTACGATAACACTATAACAGCTAGAGAATATGTTAGCATGATAGCCGAATTAAATGGTGGATTTGCTAGAATAAACATCGATGGTGCATTAGAACTTGTTAAGTTTACAGGAACACCTACAAACATAGATATTGATACTTGTGAAGATTTTAGAGTAGGTGAAAAACACAAAATAGAAAGAGTGGTATTTGATAATGGTTTACTTAAATTTGAAACTTCATCAGATGAAACAAAAGAAACATTATATTTAAATAATCAAAATGTTTATATCAATGATGAGACAACATTTAATAATATTGCAAGTCAAATACTCAACTTTGAGTTTTATTGCTTTTCAACAGGTAATTGTGAGATTAAGTCAAATGTAAGAGCGGGAGATTTAATTAACTTTACTGATGGTACAAATAATTATCCAACGATTGCACAATATAATTTAAATTATGTTGGTGGATTAAATGGCGGTTATGAATTAAATATTAATTCACAGAGGCAAGAAGAAACAAAAATTGTAGGTTTAGGAGAACAGTATAAAAGATTAAGTGTAAAAATAGATAGAGATAAAAATGAAATACTAGAAATAGTTGAAAGCCAAATTAGTGATGTAGAAAAAGAAATCAATCCTACTTCAACAGCCTCAGGTTCATCCATTTATCTAGAAGATAGTGCTAAGACTGAACTAATCGATTTTGAACTAGAAGGTAAGACAGAGCAAGATGGAGAACCTACACCTGATAATCCTAGCGAATTAGTTAGTGTAGGATATAAAAATTATTTCACATTGGATTATATAACTGCAGCAGGTATAACAAAAAATGATACAGAGACCAATGATTTTACATATACAGATTGTTGGGGTAGAGATATTGTTTTAAATACTAATTTAATTAAAATGTTAGAACCAAGTACTTCTTATACTATAACATATAAGTATCAAATATTAGAAAGACCAAGTACTTTTGGAAGATGGAATGTAAATTATAATCTTTTATTATATAATGGTAGTTCTTCTGTTTCATTAGGCACTACAAATAAAAATACAATTGAATTAAATAAATGGGAAACAACTACTGCAGCTTTTACTACACCATCTAATTTAACAGATTACAGAATTTTAGCATATAATTTTAAAGATGGAGATAATACTACGACAGGGGCAATAAGAATTAAGGATTTAATGATAACAAAGATTCAACAAGCCCATAGTTATATTCCTTATGGTAAATATGGTATTGAAGTTAAAACAAGAAATGCAAATTTATTTGACATAAATAAAAACTATTATTATGGCGCTAATACAACTTCAACTGTTAGTGATAATACTTTAACAATTAACGGGAAATGGTTTGCATATCAACTATATGATTTAAAGCCAAATACAAATTATGTATTAACATTAAAAAAAGAAATAATACAAAATGCACCTAATACAGGCTTAATAAGGATATTCGGTGGTACAAATAGTAATAATATTATAAATCAAGTAAATTCAAATGTAGTTAGATTTAATACAGGGGAATATAATCAAGTTGGTATCTTATTTTTCGCTTCATCAAATGGTACTGATACGGGTATTATAAAATTAAGTGAAATAATGTTAAATGAGGGTACTATTTCTTTAGATTATAGAACAGGTCAAGCAAACGCATACCTATACACCCTAGACAACCCACTTTGTAGCATAGGCGATACAAAAGACTTACTATACATTAAAAATGGTATGTTATATGTTGATAGGAAGATAGGTAAAGTAGTATTAGATGGCAGTGAGGATTGGGAAAATTGGAGTCCTGCTTTAAATTATGGCTTTAGATTAAGAAATATAAATAATCTTAAAAATATTGTTTCATCATCAAAAGAAAAAATATTGTTATGTGATTATTTTAAAATAGCAGAAAGCCAAGATTATTTGACTTCAAATAATACAATTGAAGGTATGGCAAGTACAGTTGGTAATTTATATGTAAGATTAAATCAAAGTAGTGGCGATATTAAAACTTGGTTATCAACACACAATACCAAAGTTCAATATGTATTAGATACACCATATACAGAAGAAATAGGACAAGTTGATATACCTAGTACATACAAAGGAATAACATACTTGAATACTACTGATGAGTTAGAGCCTAATATGAATATTACTTATGTTAGAGATACAGTTATAGCCAATTATGTAGAAAGTCATGTAAGCGAGTTAAAGATAACTGAAAAGAGTATTGAAAGTAGAGTACAAACAATTGAAGAAAGCGATTATGGTGGCAGAATAAATGCAGTTGAAGAAAGAACTACCGATACAGAAAAGAATATTGAAGTAATATCTACTAACATTGATACAACAACAGGCGAAGTAAGAAAAGTAACCACAACCAATGGTATGACATTTGATGAAAATGGACTTAACATACATACTAATCAAAGTACATTTAATGCACAACATACTTATGAAGGAACTTACTATCGTGATGGTGATGAGGTAATTACTGAAACTACTATTAACGGATTTAAAGCAACCAACTTAAAAAATAAAGGGCAACATGAATATTCTTATGATGATACACATGATTTATATGAATTTATTGATGAAAGGATAGAGGTCGATGGCGAATATTGCTATGCGACTTTTTATAATGGTGAAGAATAATGGCAGTAAATAAAACAATAAATGGTAGTACAAATAATAATCAATGGACATATAAGTTAGAAGTTAGTGAAATTGCAACGAGTATTCAAAATAATACTTCAACAGTACAAGTAAAGACATATTTAGGTAGAGCAAGTTCACAGAGTTATTTAGGTGGTGGATATAGTGTATCAGTAACTTGCGATGGACAAAGTCAAAGTCAGAGTGGCACTATTAATTATCCTACATATATCAATGGCGGTGGTTGGTTAGAACTTAAAACATTTACATTTACTGTACCACATAATTCAGATGGTACTAAGACAGCAAATATATCTAGTAGTTTCGGTTCTGGAGACTTTACACCAAGTTATGCGAGTGCAAGTGGTTCTATTGTATTATCTGCCTTGCATACACCACCAACATTAACCTTATCAAGTGTATCAGAAGGTAGTAGTAAGTTAAGTGGAATTGATGGAACTACATTTGTAAATAACATAAGTGAAAAAACATTTACTTTGAATTATACAATGTATGACAGTGCAACGGCAGGTTCATTAAAGATATATGATAAAAATGGTAATGAATTATCTGCTACTACAAGTTTAAGTGCATCATCTGGAACTATTTCAGTTAACTTTAAAAACACACCAATTAATTCTAATGTAATTTCTAATAATAAAACTACATTTACTATTAAATTTACTGATAGTTTAAATGGTATTACAACAATAACTACACCAGAATATACAGTTATACCTTATTTCGCACCTAATTTAATCACTACAGCATCAAATGTTAAGAGGAATGGACAAACTACAGGTAAGGCAGTTTTAAATCTTACAGGGCAATTCTACAATGCCACAGTAGGCAATACTACAAATGCTATAACTTTATCATTTGCATATTGGACAGGCAGCACTGAATCAACTACATATTATTCAATACCAAGTAGTGCTAATACAGGAAGTGGCAATAACATATCAATATCTAAATGGGAATTTAAAAAGAATAATACTACAGTTGATGATTTAAATAAATCAAATTCATATAAATTCAAAATAAAAGCAGTTGATAGTTTTGGTAGTGAATATCAATCAATTATTGAATTAACTCTAGCTAAAGGTGAATGGCTAATGGCTAAGTTTAAGGATAGAGTTGATTTTAAAGCAATAACTATCGGCAACGATTATATGATACAGAGAGAATATGCCAACATTTCACACACAGGAATACAGGCAATTTCAAGTGGCACTTATACTAAGGTTAATTTTGATAATATAATTTCAAAAACAGATAATATGGAATTAAATGATAATGGTGTCAAAGTTTCTAAAAGTGGTGTAGTAATAGTAAATGCACTTATAAGATTTACATATACCTCATCAAATTTTATAGCAATCAGGACTAGTAAAGATATCAATCAAAATATATCAGTAATAGGACAAAATTTAGGTACTATCTCTTTATCATGTGTCATTCCTGTTGAAGCAAATGAGATAATATATGTGTATGCATATAGCGACAGAAATAATGAAATACTTGGTGCTGGAAACCCACCAATATGGGTTCAATTAAATGTATTAGAAATTTAATAGAAAGAAAGTGAGGATAGAATATGAGAATTAATGAAAATAAAAGCATTGAAATAAATCGTGGAGATGCTGGTACAATAAAATTAACAAATAAAAATGGTAATTTTAATGTAGGGGATACAATAAAATTTTCAATAGTGGAAAGAAAAAATTATAATATTGTAATGTTTCAAAAAAAATATGTAGTAGAAGAAGAAAGTGATACGTTTTATTTAACATTAACAAGTGAAGATACAAAAATAGGCGACATAATAAGTAAACCAACAACATACTGGTATGAAATAGAATACAATGGTAACCAAACATTAATTGGGTATGATGACAGTGGTGCAAAAGAATTTATCTTATATCCAGAAGCACCTGAAAAGGAGAATGAATAATGGATATAGAAAATCTAGTAGAAATTGAAGTTGACACTTCAACAGAGAGTAGTTTGCCAACCGAAATGGAGAAAGTTGGGCCTCCAGGTTTGTCTGCTTATGAAATAGCCATTAAAGATGGTTTCGTTGGAACTGAAGAAGAATGGTTAGCAAGCCTTAAAGGTGATCCAGGTGTAACTGGTGCAACAGGCCAACCAGGACCACAAGGCTTGCCAGGTCGAGATGGCTATGTGCAATATACTGCTGGAGAAAATATTACAATAGAAAATAATGTAATAAGTGCTATTGGCGGTGGTGAGCAAGAAGTTTATTACTATAAAGATAATATAAATAATTCAAACCCATTTGTTTTTGATGGCAAGAAGAAAGGCATTTATGTAATAAATTCTGGCAGAAATGTGCATTTTTGGTATAAGGTTACACAAAACGAACCAACAAAAATGATGAATTTTGTTTCACCGCTTGTGTTTATTTTTGATAGAGATGTAGATTATGATGAAATAAATGATAATTTTGGGTGCGTAATTTACTATAATGGAAATAATGGAACATTGATTTTTGGCTATGCAATGGTATTTGAAAAGATAAATAAATCCGTTTTATGGAGTAGCAATACAATGTTTACAACGATTTTAACAAGTAATCAGACAATTTCTGGTGCAAAAACTTTTTCAACAATTCCAAAGCAAAGTAATACAACAGCACCAACACAAGACACAGAGTTTACTAATAAAAAATATGTTGATGACAGTATAACAACTGCAATAGGGAATATTAATACAGTATTAGCAACTTTAACAACTCCACAAGGAGGCGAATAGAATGACTACAACAGATTATTTAGAAAGTTTACAAGAAGATTTAAACAAAATTAATAATTCACTTAATTTAGAAGAAGGAACAAATTTTACTGATATAGCGAATATGGCAGAAAATGGAGATATTAGCACAGGCGGTGGTGCAGATTTGAGTGAGTATATATCTAATGAAATAAATTCTGGTTCATCTAATCTTCCAGGATATGCTTTTTCAATAAAAAAATTACCTCCACAAACATTTAATGGTACTTCTGCGACTTATATGTATTCAAGATTTCAAGGAGATGTCATTGATTTATCAAATGTTAATACAGAAAATGTTACAGATTTTAGTGATATGTTTTTTATGTCTCGCATAAAAGAATTAGACACTTTAAAATTAAAAACCGAAAATGGTATTAATATGAGTCAGATGTTTTCTAATTGTGTGGATTTAAAATCATTAGATTTATCTGCTTTTAATACGCAAAATGTTACAAATATGTCAGGCATGTTTAATGGTTCAAGGTTACTTGAAAATTTGAATTTAAGTGGTTTTAATACAAGCAAGGTATCTAATATGGAAAGTATGTTTTATGGATGCAATGCATTAGAAACTATTGATTTATCAAATTTTAACACTGAAAACGTTACAAGTTTTGCAAATATGTTTTATAATTGCTATAAATTTGAAACATTAGATTTATCAAGTTTTAAAGCACCTAAAGTAAATAATATGGGAAGTATGTTTAATAATTGTGGTAAATTAAAATATGTAGATTTATCTGGCATTGAAACTAATACATTAAGAAACACTACTTATATGTTTTATCAATGTAAAAAAATGGAGTTTATTGATATACGAGGAATAGATTTAACTAAGATAACAAGTTATTCAAATATGTTTGGCAATACTGAATATGTAGGTATTCCTAACAATTGCTTAATAATTGTTAAAGATGATGATAGTAAGTCTTGGGCTATTTCAAAATTTAGCAGACTAACAAATGTTAAAACAGTAGCAGAATATGAAGCAGAACAAAGTGAATAGGAGTTTGATAACCTATGATACTTGAAGAAACTATTGAGAAGAAAGGAGATAAAAAGTGGAGCAAATAGAAAAAAAAGTTAAATCATTTTTAACATGGGGTGGATGGATAGTATCAGCTATCGTTTTTTTATGGTCTGCATTTGGCTTTTATTATAAGACAAACGAAAACCTCAAAATAATTCAAAAATCCACGTTGAGAAATACTATATGGAATGAAAATATACCAATGCACGATAGACTAGAGAGTTGCGATAGTTATTTAGAACTAGGATATAATTCAGAAACAAAAAAATACTGTACTACATTATTAGAAAGAGAGGTTAAATAATGAAAAAAGCATGGAGTGATATAAAAAGTTTTGTAACAGTAACAATGACATTAGCATATATTGCTTTAACATTTCTTGATAAAATGACACCTGAGTTTCAAAATATATATATAGTAATAGTAGCATTTTATTTTGGCACACAAGCCGAAAAATTAGTTAATAAATTAAGAGATGGGAGTGATTCAAATGATAACAACATCTAAACAAATCACTCCTCACTTCCATAGTACAGAATTCCGTTGCCAACATTGTGGAGCAATAAAGATAGATGAAAACTTAGTCAATAAAATGGAACACATATTTAGTAAGTTGAATGCAAGCAAGTGCATCATATCATCAGGGCATAGATGTGCATACTATGATGTCGTAATAGGTGGCTTTAAAGGAAGACACTACGAGGGATTAGCAGCTGACTGTGTTTACTATGATAAAAATGGCAAAATAATTCCTAGTAAGATAGTATGCTGTGTTGCATGGGATTTAAAAGAATTAAACGGAATAGCCAAAATAGATAATAATTATGTTCATTTAGATAATAGGAGTAATTGGACTTATTATGGAGATGAAGCAAGAGGCAATTCATCATATTGGACTAATCCTTACTCATATTTCGGTGTAAGTAGAGCAGATGTAGTAAAATATACAGGTGAAAAAGTAGATACTACTATAAAGTACCAATCACATGGAATAGATACTAGATGGTATCCAAATGTAATAAAAGGTGATGGAGACTATGCTGGTGTATTTGGTGTGGCTATGGATGGCTTGTATATTGATAGTCTAGAATATCGAGTTAAATCTTGTGGCAGATGGTTACCTATAGTAAAAGGTAGAAGTGATTATGCTGGTATTTTAGGACAGCCTATAACAGATATAGCAATCAAAGGTGCTACATATAGGGTACATATTAAAGGTGGCAATTGGTTGCCATGGGTTAGTGGTTATGATATTAATGACTATTGGAACGGATATGCTGGCAATGGCAGTGTAATAGACGCAATTCAGATAAAGTAAAGGAGTAGGCAAAATGCTTACTCTTTTTTTTATTTGACAAAAATATCGTTTTATAGTATCATATTTAGCCAACAAAGGGGATAATTATGGTTGAAAAAAAGATTAATAATAGAGATATTATTAAGAAATTAGTTAATAGAAATGATAATACTATGCTAATTCAATATAATACAAGAAATAAAAGAGCATGGTTTAAAACAAATTCAATGATAAAAAGAAAAGCTATAGATTTATCTAGAGTGATAAATTTATAGCTCTTTTTTTATGTAAAATGAATTGACTTTCACTAGCAGTTAATATATAATTTAATTCATGAGAAATAACTATTTTTAGTTGGGTGTGTACTCTCCCATTTGTTTAATATCATTTTAATTCATTTTCTAAAGGAGATGGTAATTATGGATAGAAGAGCAATTAGGGGAGCTTTGGTCCGGAAAGGTATTATTAATGGATTATATTGCGCTAATAATATTAGCAGTAATAGTAATCACGAAGTTTTATCAAACGAAAGATTAAAAGGAAAACACTCATCAACTAAGATGGGTGTTTTCAATGCAAATTAACAAATGGGCTGAGAAAACACCTAGCAGAAGATTAGTTGTTTCTCATTTTAATATTATGCTTTCATTATTACATAATATACCTACTCTACAATTAAATTCTATCACACTAAAATTTAATTTGCAACAAGAAACTTAATTTGTGTGTAAAATTTAATTTGTGCAATTTATTATAGCAACTTTATTTTATTTGTCAAGTTTTGTACAATTTTTGCTATAAAAATGTCTATTATCGTTCATTTCTAACAATATAGGTTGCCAATATTTCTTATTAGAATGTACTAATTTATGATGTTTTATACACAACATAATGCAATTATCTACATCATTAATTAAGTCTTTTCTTTCACTACGATAAAGTATGTGATGAAGTTCTAACCATCCATCGCAAGGACTATTATCAATTAACCTACATGAGTAGTTATCTCTTTGCATTACTGTATTATATACTTCTTTTGATACAGTAATTCTCTTTTTAGTGTGATGTACTTTCTTTTTTTGCATAATAAAGTCCATTTTACTGTGCATTTTTCCACTCATAAGCGGACTTTTTTTGCTTAAAGCGGACTTTTTTACTATTTTCCCTTTAACAGGAATACGATATTCTTTATTAACACATTGCTGACATTGGCTAAATGTTATTTCTTTTTTTAATATATTACAATATGGTTTATTTTTTCTCTTTTTTAAATGTTTACAATAGTTCATTTTTTAGTATCCTTTCATAAAATTTCCTTATAAAATAAGAGTTTAATTTTTATGTTTGAATACTAACAATATCGAGCATTTGCTTTATCTTGTTAGTACTCATACAATTATTTTTTAAAATGAATATTAAATTCATTATTTTCATTAATTTCAATATATTCAATAAAGCTAGACCAAAACATTCTTTTTCCTTTGTTATCAAGGTTATTATATAGACTTAGCATATCTTTATTGAATAAATCTTTTATATTGTTTAAATTATCATTTTGCTTTTCTTCTGTTTCTATTTTATCGGCTTGACGGAGTAGTTTAGTAATTCTATCAAATTCATCGCTATATTTTTCTTTCGATATTCTACCTTCTAGATAAATATCGGTTAGTCTATCCATTCGTTGTTTTAATTTTTCTTTATCTATTTTAATTGGTTCTTCTTTTTTCTCATTTAGTTTAGATATTTCAAGTACTTGAGTATTGATTATATCTTCAATATTGTTGATAAGATAATTTTCAATTGTTTTTTCAACAGGTCTTTTGCTATATGAACATCTTTGTTGATATCTTAAATTGCATCTGTAACTAGGATATCTGAATTCTACTTTTCTTCCGTGTGATTTTGTAGTCTTAGAAGTAAATCCTGCTAGTTTATGATGACATTCAGGACATTCTAATAACCCACTAAAGATATAATCATGTCGTTTATTTGCTTTAACATTATGTCTAATGATAGATTGGACTTTATCAAATGTTTCTTTTGTTATATAAGCAGGGCAGTAGTTTTCATTACCTCGATAATAGCCATAGTATTTTTCATTCATGAGATAATGTCTCATACTATCATATACAATGTCTAAATTATATTTTTTATTTATATATATTAAGGTTTGTCTTATGCTACCTGTTTCTTGTATGCTGTTCCACATATCTTCTACAATATGTTGTGTTTCTTCATCTTTTATCATTCGCTTGTTTTTTTCTTCTCCACCAACTTTATATCCAAGTGGCATACCTTGCTTTCCTACAATGATATTTCCTTTTTGCACCATCATAGCAAAGTTAAATTTTATCCTATCACTTGTTTGGTCGGATTCATTTTGTGCTATAGATAGTTTAATATTTAAATGTAATCTACCATTGGATGTAGTGGTGTTGTATTCTTCTGAAGAACATTCCCAATCTATTTTATTATCTTCTAGTATTTCTTGTACTTTGTAATAATCTTTGATATTTCTAAACCAACGATCAAGTCTCCAAAATACAATTCTATTAAATTTATGCTTTTTAGCATCTTCTACAAGTCTTAGTAGTTCAGTTCTATTTTTTAATTTAGTTCTAGCTGTTTTACCTTCATCTGCATATATATCTATTACTTTATATCCTTTGTTTTTACAGTATTCCACTAAATGTTCTCTTTGACTATCTAATGAATATCCATGTCGTACCTGTTCTTGCGAACTTACACGAATATATATTACTGCATTTATAACTTTTTCATTTATTTTTTCCATTATAGCACTTCCTTTTTAATTAATTTTATGCTAAAATTGTATATGAAAAGACTTAATACAATTTTAATTTGTATTTTAGGAATTTAATTCCTTTTTATTCAAAACACCGATACAATTTTAAATTGTAACAAATTTGACGGTTTGTTGTTTTTTCATTTTGATTAGTTCCTATTCGTAGTAGGAGCTAGTCTTTTTTTTAACTATCTATAATCACTGCTTTTAATTTTAAAATATAGAATATTAATATAATTAAAACTATTATAGCAATTATTGATAAAATAAATTTTTTTATATCAATTGGTTTCTTTCTAATTATTCCTATAATGCCATATATAAAATAATATATAACATTGAATAATCCAAAAGTAGTATCAGCTGTAAATGTAATTACTTTATATATTATATTGATAACTGCTAACCCTAAGAAAATAAAATTTATGGGTATTGGTGCTAATAATCCTACAATTAAACATATTAAGAAAAACATATTACATATTCCTCCTTATTTGTTTAATAACACCAATTATTTCTACTGGCTTATTAATAATTTCATCGTTTGTATAAAAAGTTGTAGAAAAGCCTGTTGAATTATTTTCATTAAGCGGTATAACCATTATTCCGTTATCTTGTTTTTTTATCCTTTTAAATGTTGCATCGAATCCATTTATTTTTATACAACAGTCTTGACCTGATTCACAAATTGGTGTTTTTAAAAATATTGCTATGTCTTTGTCATGATATTCAGGTTCCATACTGTCACCATCTATAACTAATGCAAAGTATTTCTTTCCACCTTTAAGCCAATCTCTAGGTATTTCTTCATAATCTACAGTATATTCGTTTTCAATAGCTTCGAATGGCATTCCTGCAGGTATTCTACCAAGCACAGGTATTTTAACTACATCTTTAGGTAATTCAATAGGTGTAGCATTATCAAATGATAAATCTTTAATTAATAGATCTGGTAGTTCGACATTTAATGCTTTGGCAACTTCTTCTACATTGTCTATGGAAGGAGTTATTTCGTTAGTTTCCCATCTACCAATTGTAGTCTGGTTTACACCAACCATTTCACCTAATTTATTTTTTGAAATATTCTTGTTTTCTCTAAGAAACTTAAGGTTTTTAGAAAAGTAATTACCCATAATTATCCTCACTTTCATATTAATTATATAACATTATTTTGCATTAATCAATAAAAATTATGCTTTTTTGCATAAAAAGTATTGACATGTGCGAAAAAGCATAATATAATGGTATCAAGATGAAAGGAGGAAACAATGAAGAATACAAGAGAATTAATTGCAGAAGAACTTAGAAGTATTCGTGCAATAAAAAAAGTTAGCATTGAGGAAGTTTCAAAGGAAAGCCAAGTAAGCAAAGATACTATCTATAGATATGAAAATAATACTACATCTATGCAAATTGATATGTTGGAGAAACTTTTAAATTATTATGATGTTGACTTTGATATTTTTTTTACAAACATATATGCGAAAAAGCACAACAATAAGGAGTAAGAGATGAATGAACTAATATTTATTTTGCTAGTTTTATTAATAATGGGAGTAATGATGTATCAAACTGGATTAGAAATAAAAGAAGTAATACTAATATTTTTAAAAGCAGTATTACTCGGATTAATAATATTATTTTTGTATTTTATTCTTAATAATTTTGTAATATTTCCCTCTAGTTGTATAAATTGTTAACAAATTATATTTTTTAAGTTTAATTTCATTTTGATTACAAAAGAGCAAAATACCAGTTTTAGCATCATATGGTTCTAGTTTTAATGGATAACCAAATGAAGAATATACATCATCAAATAATTTTCCAAACATAGAAATTCCGTTGCCACATATTTCTGTTTCAAATTTAAATACAGAATAATCATTAAGTTTTACTTTAATAATAGATAATGGCATTTTACTTCTGTTTTCAATCTCACATTTAATACTATAGCTATATTGTTCTTCATTATTATCATTGAAACCAACTAAGGTACTTGGTTTAAGTTTAACTTTTAGATGGAAACCATTTGTATGATGCATATATACAAAAGTAAGTAATGAAATGATAAATGACAACGAACTTAAAATATTATCATTAAACAAATCTATTACAGTGTTTATAAAATTAAGCAAACTAACACCTCACTTTCATAACTAACTATTATAAAGTGAGAAATATTAAAAGTAAATAAAAAGGACAACTTATGATGTACCTAATTCTACAAAAATAAACATATATTTTAACGAGGTGCAATATGAAAGAAGAAAAACAAACCGTCAACAATGAACTAAGAAATTATGTTCAAAATAATTTAAAAAGAATAATAGAAACACTTGTCAAACTTAATTGTATTCAAGAAAATATAACTCTTGATTATCAAATAGTAGAGAAAGTTAATTAACTTCTCTATAGAGTGGACAGGTCTGAAAGGAGTTAGATCATGAAATTTATTAAAAAAAATAAAGCAGTAATTGCTTTATATGCAGTATTAGTTATTGGAGTATTACTAATATCTTATAACAATAAACAATATGAAAAAAGTATATCTGCAGGTATTGAGATTACAGATATACAAAAATAAAAAGCATGTGAATTACTTTTTACATATTAAATTATAGCAAATCGATATGTAAAAGTCAACTTTAGGGTTTTGGTTTAATTGGAGGCAATATGAATGAAGATAAGAGTTTTATAGTTCTAAATAGAAAAATACTTAAATGGGAATGGTATCAAGATTCTAATACAAAGGATTTATTTATTCATTTGCTATTAATGGCTAATTGGGAAGATAAAAAATGGCAAGGAATGGATATTAAAAGAGGTTCTCTAATTACTAGTATAAAACACCTATCAGAACAAACAGGACTAACAAGCCAAAATATAAGAACCGCACTAAAAAAATTACAAAAATCAAAAAATCTAACAATCAAAACCACTAACAAATATTCAGTAATTACAATAAATAATTACGATAAATATCAAGAGTATAACAAACAACTAACAAACAACCAACAAACAACTAACAAACAACTAACAACAACTAAACAATATAACAATATAACAAATAAACAAATATATAGTAGTTGTTGTTTATATGCGGAAGAAATTTTCGGAAGAACATTAAATTCACCAGAAGCAAAATTAATTTCCGAATGGTTAGAACATTATAATGAAGAACTCGTAAGAGAGGCTATGAGAGTAACAGTAGTTAATGGCAAAAAGTATTTGAATTATACAACAGGTATTTTGCATAACTGGGAAGATAATGGATACAAAACTCTAGAAGATGTAAGGAAAAATGAAAAAGAAGAAAAGGAACCAGTTGAAGTATTTGACTGTGACTGGATAAATGAGGAGTAAATATATGGATCATACATTAACACAAAATGAAATGATACTTAAATATTTAGAAGAAAAAGGTAGTATAACAACCTACGAAAGTTATACAGAGTTATTTATTACCAGGTTATCAGCTAGAATTCACGATTTAAAACACAAATATGGTTGTGAATTTGATGAAGAATGGATAACTAAAAAGAATAGATATGGGAATACTTGTACTTTCAAGAAGTACATTTTAAGAAAGGAAGATTAATTTATGAAAAATATATATCAAAGCATAACAGCAATTTTAGAAGAAGTGCCAGCAATAGGCAAAACAAAAAAGAATACAATTCAAAATTTTATGTTCAGAGGAATTGATGATGTAATGAATACATTTCAACCACTTTTAGCAAAACATAAAGTATTCATAGTCCCACAAGTATTAGAGCAAACAAGAGAAGAAAGACAGACTTCAAAAGGTGGAACATTAATTTATTCAATATGCAAAATTAAATATACTTTTTATGCAGAAGATGGAACATCAGTTGATGCAATAGTAGTAGGTGAAGGTATGGATAGCGGAGATAAGGCAACGAATAAAGCAATGGCAATAGCCATGAAATATGCTATGTTTCAAGTATTTTGTATTCCTACTGAAGAAATGAAAGACCCTGATGGAGAAACACCACCAGCAAGTCAAAAAAAGATAGTATTAGATTATAGAAAAAAATTAATAGCATATTGCAAAGAAAAAAATATTGATATGAATAAAGTTGCAGAAGATTATCAAATGACAGGAAGAAAACTAAGCAACGATGATTATTATGATGTTTTATGTAACCTAGGATGGAATGGTGAAGTTAGGTAATGGAATCAAACTATTGTAGAGAAATGACAAAGAATGCTTTATCTAGAGAGCTTAATAAAATATTAAATTATTATATGCAAATATATGATGAATATTATTCTACTGGTTCAAGAGATAGTGCATTTTTAAAAGATTTGGTAGATGGAATTCAAGGTATATCAGCAGTATTGGAAGTATATGCCGAACATAAAAAAATATATTCTGAATATGCAATAGAAAAATTGGAATTTACAAGAAGATATGTTGATTCAACAATAAAATATTTTGAACAAAGAGGAGATAAAGAATAATGCAAAATGTAAAAGTAGATAGAGATAAATATATTGGCGGCTCTGATATTCCTATCATTATGGGAATAAGTCAATTTAAAACTAGATTTGATTTATTGCTAGAAAAAGCAGGACTAAAAGAAAATACATTTGATGGTAACGAATATACAGAATATGGCAATGTAATGGAACCAAAGATTAGAGATTATATCAATAATCAATTAGGTAAATCATTTGTTGAGGGGAAACATATTGATGGTGATATTAGGTGCCATACAGATGGCGAAGATTATACAACAATATTAGAAATAAAAACAACATCACAAATCCACAATACTGTTGATGAATACAAAGTATATTTAGTTCAATTGTTATTCTATATGGAACATACAAATAGACAAGCTGGAATCTTAGCAGTATATGATAGACCAGAAGATTTTAATAAAGAATTTGATGAAAATAGACTTCAATTATTTACTATAAGAATTGAAAACTATAAAGAACTATTAGAACAAATAAACAAAGCGGTTGAACAATTTAGAATTGATTTAGAAAAAGCAAAAGAGAATCCATTTATTACAGAAGAAGATTTATTACCTGTTGATTTAACTGAGATAGCAAATAAAGTTATTTTAATTGAAAATAAATTAGCAGAATATAAAACTATAGAAGAAGAATCTAAGAAAGTAAAAGCACAATTAAAAAAAGCAATGGAAGATTATGGCAAAAAGACATGGGAAACACCAAACGGAACAAAAATAACATTAGTAGAAGATACACCTGATAAAGAAGTAGAAGTTGAATATTATGACGAAGAAAAATTTATTGCTGAGAATACTGACTTACACGAAGCATATCACAATAAATTAGCAGAGTATAAAAAAATAAAAAAAGAAATAAAAAAAGGTAAGAGTGGGTATGTAAAAATCACTTTACCAAAGGAGAAATAAGTATGAATAAAAATAATGTAACTATAAGTTTAAATGAATATAAAGAATTACTTTTAAGACAAAACGAAAATGTTGCACCAATTGAAAAAATATTATTAGAAAGAATTATTGATTATATCAAAGAAAAAGCAACATGGGAAAAGGACTACTATGATAAATACAAATTAGGTTTTAAAAATTTTAGAGAAAGTGATTTGATTGATTTAATTAAATATGTAGATCCTGTTACTTATCAAGATATTTATAAATATGCAAGCGATGAAGCATACAAAAAACAATGCGATGAATTAAAAATGGAACGATTAAGGGCATTAAAAGAAATGAAAGCGAGTATTTCAAATGAATAAGGTATTTATGATAGGGCGATTAACTAAAGACCCGGAATTAAGATATACACAAAGTGGAATGGCATGTTGCCAAATAACACTTGCAGTAAATAGACCAAAGCAAAAAGATAAAGAACAAGAAACAGATTTTATAAATGTAGTAGTTTGGGATAAACAAGGAGAAAATCTAGCAAAGTATCAAACCAAAGGAAACCAAATAGCAGTTGAAGGTAGAATACAAACTAGAAATTACGAAAATAACGAAGGTAAAAAAGTATATGTCACAGAAGTAGTTGCTATTAATGTGCAGTATCTAGATAGCAAGAAAGAAAATAATGCAATACAAAACGATACACAAGATATTACACAAGCAACAGAAGACCCGTATGCTGCTTTTGGTGAAAGAGTAGAAATAGAACACCAAATGGATTTGCCATTTTAGGAGGTAATAATATGATGATTAATCCTAATATTTTAGATGAAGGAAATCAAATGGAAGTATTACAGTATGATACTGATGAAATGGAAATTATTGTTAGATGCAATAACTGTGGTAAACCAACAAAATATGGTGAAACAAGAATGTGTAGTGGATATGTTGGCTGCGATAACAAAATTATTGTAGATGGCAAAGAAGTAGAATGCTATTTTGGGGATTTAATGCCAAGAGTAATGGATTGGAAAGAGAATCACTATGATTTATATAGAACTAGAAAGCCATATCGTTGGAGAGATGGTGCAGATGGTGGAATGCAACAATGACAGGCACACCATTACAAATAATTCAATGGTTATACAATGCCGATAAGGACAAGCAGTTTGATATAAAAGAGCATAAAGAAAAAAGAAGTTTGGACCAAAATGCTTATTGTTGGCAATTAATTAATCAAATAGCAAATGTATTAAGAAAATCAAAAGAGGAAGTATACTTTGAAATGCTAAAGAGTTATGGACAAGTTAGTGAAATAAGTATGCTTTCCTCTATAAATCCACAAGGCTACTTTAAATATTATGAAGTAGTATCAAAAAGAGTATTTAATAACAATGAATTTACTATATACAGAATATACAAAGGCAGTAGTGAGTATGACACTAGAGAAATGAGTATATTCATCGATGGTGTAGTGCAAGAAGCACAGCAACTTGGAATAAATACACTTACACCAAATCAGTTATTAGAATTAAAGAATATGGAGGATAGCAAGTGATAAAAGTTGAAATAGCAGAAAAGTTACCAAGTTGTAATGATTACATAAGAATATGTAGAACTAATAAATTAGCTGCTGCAAAGTATAAAAGAGAAATAGAACAGCTAATAGGTTATTACATACTTACTTTACCTAGATTTGATAAGCCTGTTAAAATACATTTTCATTGGGTAGAGGGAACACAAAGAAGAGATTTAGATAATGTGTGTTTTTCTAAAAAATTTATATTAGATGCTTTAGTTAAGTATCACAAACTACAAGATGATAACAGGAAGAATGTATATGCTTTTACAGATACATTTGAATATAAGAAAGGAACTACAAAAGTAGTGTTAGAGATAGAAAAATGAAAAAAATAATCAAACTATATAGAGGTTTGGTTGAATGGTATAAAAGGTTGAGAAAAGAAATAATAGAAGAAGATATAAGAACAGAGGGTAAATTCAGTAGTGCATTAATTGCACTATTGTGTTTACTAGCAATAGTATGTTTTACATTAGCATTTTTGGTATTTGGGAGGTAGTTATGGGTAAGTATATGATAATAAAAAGAAATGATTACGAATTTATGAAAGATACAATTAATAGACTTATGACAATTAACTATGATTACTTAGAAACTATAAAACAAAGTAAAAGTGAGATACTATCACGAATTGGTAATTTGCATCATAGCAACGATATTGTATTAGATAAATTACAAACAACTGAAGCAGCTAGAAAGAAAAATGCTTGTAAAATTGGTGGATTAACTACTAGCCTAAATAAAGAGAAGAATAAGACTAAGGAATTACTTAATACAGTAAATGAATTAGAAGATACTATTGAATTGCAACAGTTAGAATCTGAAAAGAAAGATACTCAAATAAAGATATTAAAAAATGTTGGTAAGCAAAAACAAATGGAAGATTATAAGAAGTTAGAAGAATTAAATAAAGATATTCAAAAACATAAAAAGGTGAAATAGGCATGAAAAAGATAATTGAAAAATTCTATGAAAATCCTATTAAATTTATTCTTATGGTAGGCGTTTATGAATTAATTATCTATCTAATAATTTTATTGATTGTATCAATTATTATTTAGAAAGCAAAGGTGAGTAATAATGTTAAAAATAATATTTATGATATTGTGGGCAATAAGTTTTATTGCTTGGATAATATATACAATAAAAACAATTATAGCAATGATAAAAAATACGGACTATATGGAACAAAATCTTAAAATGCTTATATGTTGTTTATTTATGCTGATATTTAATGCTTTAATACAAATATTTAAATAAAAAAGTAGGTGAGTAATAATGAAAGTTGGAGATTATGTTAGATTTGATGGCGAAATAGCAAAAATTATAGATATTAAAAGATATAAAACCAAAGAAAATATATATGTTTTTGATAGAGTATTAGATTTAAATGAAGATAGGTCTTGCAATGATAATACTATTTATAATAGTCAATGGCAATATTTTGATAATGTTAAATCAAGTTCAAACATAATAGATTTAATAGAAATTGGTGATTATGTAGATGGGTTAAAAGTTATTGACATTGTAGAACACTTACATGGGCATAAAGATATTATTATGACAAATGGAAAATTTCAATGGTCAACAAGTAATGATGATTATGATATTAAATCAATAGTAACAAAAGAACAATTTAGTTCTATGGAATATAAGGTGAATTAGATGAATGATGAAATAAAAGAAATATATTTAAGCAATTCAGAATGGACTAAAACACACGATAATATAGGTGGTGTGATGTGCAATTTTATTTTCAAAGACAATATGTCTTATGAAGAATATGAAAAGTTATTAAAAAGTGGTTATTTTGTGTTATGTAATAAAGATTACATAACTAATTTACAACAAGATTATGAAAGAGCAAATCAATATATAGATTTTTATAAAGATTTAGTTAATAAACAAGCAAAAAGAAATTCAAGACAAAGACTAGCAAATCAAAAACAACAAGAATTAATATTGAAATTACAACAAGAAAATAAAACACTACAAGAAAATAACCAAAATATGCAAGAAGAAATGGCAAGAGTATGGGAAGAAAATGAAGAGTTAAGAAAGAATCAAAGGTTTCATAAAAAATTTGGTGATGATTATATATTTTGTGTTGAGGGTGATAAAGAAACTTATAAAGATATGATATTTATGTATCAAGAACGAATAGAAAAAGCAATTACCATATTAAATAATATTTATATGTTAGATAATGTAACAATAACAAACAATGCTTGTGAAGAAATAGACAAGGCAATAAATATATTACAAGGAGAAAACAATGGTAACTAAGGAAGAATTTAACAAAGTGTGGAGTGAAAGCACAAAAGAAGATATATTAAACCAATTTTATTATGAGCATAACGATTTGCGTGAATTACTAAAGGAAAATGGCAATAAAGAAGAAGTAATTAAAATACAACAAGAGGCAATAGACAAAGCAATTGAATATATAAAAGAGCATCAGAGAAAAGATAAATTTTTAAACTTAAACGAATGGCAAGCAAGAGATTTATTAAACATATTACAAAATGGAAGTGAAAAAGATGACAAATGAAAATATAATAAAAGAACTCATAATAACATCTGATGAATATGACGCACAAAAGAAAGTTGAATTATTGAAATGGTTAGAAAATTTAATAAATGGAAGTGATAGTCAATGATTTCAATAACTTCTGGATTGCAAGCAATTTATAACAGTAATATGAAAGAAAAAACGCCATTAGAATTAGAAAAAGAAAATAGATTATTAAGACAGCAAATAACCCAATTAACTAACAATTGGAATGAGTTAGAAGAATGGTTGAAAGATTTTAAAAGATTATATGAAGGAAATGAATTTCAAAACAATGCAAAGTTTTGTATAACAGTTGACCAAGCATTAGACAAAATGAAAGAAATAAAGGAAGGTAAAAATGTATCAAATAGAGATTAAAATAGGTGATTATATAATAACAAGATATGTATCAGATTTAAAGATAGTAGAAGAATTAGTTAAAGATAAAACATATGAAGTTATTAAAATAGAAAAAGTTGAAGATAAAAAAAGAGGTAAATAGAATGTATTATATGGTAATTAAAACAAAATACAATGAAATAAAGCTAATATTAGAAGATGGAACATTTTATGATGAAGATTTGCAAAACCTATTACAGCAAGAATATATAAGAGAAGTATACCTTAGATGGATAGATGAAAAAGAATATGAAAGAAATTCAGAATATAACAAAGTACGAAAATTAGAAAGGAAGAAGAGGTAATTGACTAAGTTAGAACTAACTAAGTTATTAAAAGAAAAAGGAAGAAGATATGTACTAATGCTACATTGCAATTGGTTTATTACA